TTAAATCGTAAAGGTATATTTTTATTATTAATAGAAATATTATATTCAGTTTTTAAAATTTTTTTTTTAATATCATTATCTAATGATTTAAAATAATTTAAATCATCTTTATTTTTATATATATCTTTTGGATTAATATTTATTTTCATTATAATTTATTATAATAAAATTATTATAAATTAATAACAATGAAAAATTGATTTAAAAATATAAATATAAATATATATAGGATGGCTACAACAAGTTATAAAGAATTAAGATATAATGAAAATATTTCAAAAATAAAATCTGTACAATTTTCTTTATTATCTCCTGATGAAATAATTAATCAATCTACATGTGAAATTGAAAAACATCAATTATATATGTCTTCTTCTGATGGAAATCAAATACCATTTCCTGGTGGATTATATGATCAAAGAATGGGTGTAATTGATCGTGGTTTAATTTGTAATACTTGTGAACAAACAAGTAATTTTTGTCCTGGACATTTTGGTCATATAATTTTAGCTCAACCTATTTTCCATATGCATTTTATTAGTAAAACAATAAAATTATTAAGATGTATATGTTTTAGATGTTCTAATTTATTATGGAAAAATATTTATGATTTAAATATGTTTACAGATTCTTCAGAAAAATTTGATTATATATATGAAGAATGTAAAAAAATAAAAGAATGTGATAAATGTGGATGCGTTCAACCAACAAGATATCAAAAAGAAGGTGTTGGTAAATTATTTGCTGAATTTAAACATGTAAAATCAAATGAAACAAAAAAAGTTCAAATTAGGGCTAGTTATGTATTAAAAATATTTAAAAGAATTACAATTGAAGATATTGATATTTTAGGTTTTAATAATTTATATTGTAAACCTGAATGGTTAATATGTACTGTATTACCTGTACCTCCTCCATCAGTAAGACCATCAGTAAGACAAGATAATAATCAACGTAGTGATGATGATTTAACTTATAAATTAATTGATATTGTTAAAATTAATAATAAATTAAAAGATTATCAATCTACATTAAATAATGATGATATGACAAAACCTGATCATCAAAAATTTATAGATGATCATACATCATTAATTCAATATCATGCTGCTACATTAATTAATAATGAATCACCTTTTGGAAGCGGTGTTCCACAAGCTAATGTTCAACGTTCAGGAAGAACTTTAAAATCTTTAACACAAAGAATTAAAAGTAAAGAAGGTAGAATTAGAGGTAATTTAATGGGAAAACGTGTAGATTTTTCAGCACGTAGTGTAATTACACCTGATCCTCTTTTAGGTATTGATGAATTAGGTGTTCCAATTAAAATTGCTCAAACATTAACTTTTCCAGAAAAAGTAACTAAATTTAATATAAATAGATTAAGAAAACATATTAAAAATGGTTATGATAATTATCCAGGGGCTAAAAGTGTTGTTATTTATAAAAATAGTTATGATACAAATCCAAATATTAAAAATTTAAAACATATTGATTTAGATGAAATTATTAAAACAATTAAAATAGGAGATATTGTAAATAGACATTTAATAGATGGTGACATTGTATTATTTAATAGACAACCTTCATTACATAAAATGAGTATGATGGGTCATAAAGTTAGAGTTATGAAAGCAGATACTTTTAGATTAAATGTATGTGTTACTTCACCATATAATGCTGATTTTGATGGTGATGAAATGAATATGCATGTTCCACAATCATTACAAACAGTTTCTGAGTTAAAACATTTAGCTATGGTTTCGTCTCAAATTATTAGTCCACAAGTTAATACTCCTGTAATTGGATTAGTACAAGATGCTTTATTAGGTTCAAATCGTATAACAATTAAAAATAAAAAAATTGAAAATTATAATTTAACATCAGGTGAAGAAGGATTAAAAGATTATAATAGTGAATTTATTTTAAATGAACGTCAATTTAATAATTTAATGATGTTTAATGATAACTTTAATGGTTGTAGAATGAAAGAAACTGAACCTGAATATTACAACATTGGAGAACCAATTAAATTTAATAATAAAAATTATTGGAAAGGACAACAAATTTTTACATCATTATTACCATCATTATCTTTAATTAATAGTGAAATTAGTATAATTAATGGAAAATTAATAAATACAGAAGTTGGAAAAGATAATCAACAAAAAGGATTAGTTAAAAAACATTTAGGTACAGCAGCAGGAGGATTAGTACACGTAATTTTTAATGATTTAGGTGAAGAAGAAACAACAAAATATTTAAATAATAATCAAAGAGTTATAAATAATTTTGTGTTTATGACAGGTTTTAGTGTTGGTGTATCAGATTTAATAGCTGAAAATAAAACAAAACAAGAAATTAAAGAAATTATTGAATCTAAAAAGAAAAATGTAGAACAAATTACTTATAATATTAGAAATAATTTAATTGAAAGAAAATATGAGAAAACATTACAACTTGAATTTGAAACATTAGTAAATGCTGAATTAAATCAAGCTAACGATCATGCAGGTACTAAAGCTGTTAATTCATTAAATCCAATCAGTAATAATATAGTTAATATGATTAAATGTGGTTCAAAAGGTAATATTATTAATTTAGGACAAATGATTGCTTGTTTAGGACAACAAAATATTGATGGTAAACGTATTCCTTATCATTATAAAAATAGAACATTACCACATTTTACACAATATGATTATAGTCCTGAAAGTAGAGGTTTTATTGAAAGTAATTATTATGTTGGATTAAATCCAGTTGAATATTATTTTCATGCTATGACAGGTAGAGAAGGTATTATTGATACAGCAGTTAAAACAAGTGAAACAGGATATGTACAAAGAAAATTAATTAAATCGATGGAAGATGTTAAAATATGTTATGATAATACTGTTAGAAATCATAATGATGACATTATTCAATTCTTATTTGGTGAAGATAATATTGAATCTTCTAAATTAGAAAAACAAAACTTTAATTTACTTAAATGTGATTTAGATGATTTTAATAAATATTATAAAATTGAAAATTTAGATTCATTAAAAACATATGAAAGATTTTTACTAAATACTGAACAACTTAATGAACAATTATTACAACAATTTCAAACAAAATATATTACTTTACTTCAAAATCGACAATTTGTAGTTAATGATATTTATAGTATTTTTGAAGATATATATTTTCCTATGAATTTTAATAGAATTATAGTAAATACATTAGTTAAACATAATATTTATAAACAAAAATATAAATCAGATATTATTATTGATGAGTTATTTAAAAAAATAGAAGAATTAGAAAATAAAATATATAATTACTATGATAATCATGTATTAAATATTGAAGATGAATCAAAAAAATATAATCCTGGTTCAATTTTTAGTATTTTAATAAATACTTATTTATCACCATATAATATTATTATTAATCATAATTGTAATAATAAAGTATTAGATGAAATTATTAGTGATATTGAATTTAGATTCTATAGAAGTATTATAAATCCAGGTGAAAATGTAGGTACTATTACTGCTCAATCAATTGGAGAACCTGCTACTCAAATGACATTAAATACTTTTCATTATGCTGGTGTATCTAGTAAATCTAATGTAACACGTGGTGTTCCTAGATTAAAAGAATTATTAAGTGTGTCTAAAAATATTAAAAATCCATCATTAACTATTTATTTAGATAAAGATATATCTATTACTGATAATATAGATGAAATTATGGATGTTAAAAATAAATTAATTGATACTAAGGTTAAAGATATTATTGAACGTACTCGTATAATCTTTAAAAGTAATTTAGTTGAAAATAAAAATGAAGAATTTTGTAAATTATTAAATTTAGAAACCAAAGAAAAATCTATTGAACCTTTTGTATTAGAATTACATTTTTCTAAAAAAAAAATGGTTGAAAAAGGTATTGATTTAATACAAATACTTATTAAAATTTATGAACAATATTCAGATGATTTATTATGTGAAATATATACATCAGATAATATTAATAAAATTATTATTAGTTCAAGATATAATGATGATTATTATGAAGATAATGTATGTGTATTAAAATTATTAGAAAAAGATATTCTTGATATTAAATTAATTGGTGTTACCAATATTACTAATATTAATTTTAGACAAATAAGTAATCAAACTTGTGATACTAATGGTGTTATTTCAACTAAAAAAGAAGTTGTTCTTGATTCTGATGGAAGTAACTTATTAGATATTTTAATTAATTCCGATATTGATATTATTGATAGATATAAATGTATTTCTAATGATATTCAAGAAGTATATTCAGTATTAGGTGTAGAAGCTGCAAGAACTATATTAATTAATGAATTTGTAGATGTTATTAGTTCAGCAGGTGCTAGTATTAATCATAGACATATTCAATTATTAGCTGATACTATGACATTTAGTGGTGGATTAATGTCTATTGATAGATTTGGTATTAATAAAAGTAATTATGGTCCATTAGCAAAAGCTTCTTTTGAAGAAGTTACAGATCAATTATTTAAAAGTTCAATGTTTGGCGAAATTGATAATTGTAAAGGTATATCTTCTAATGTAATGTTTGGTCAAGAAGGTTATAGTGGAACAGGTATTTGTGATTTACTATTAGATGAAGATCATTATTTTGCAGATGATGATGAAATAGAAAAAAATAAAGTAGATATTTGCAGTTATATTAATGTTAATAATAATACAACTTTAGAAAATAATATATTTGAAGATATTGAATGTGAATTATAAACTTGTAGATACTTTTGAAACTATATTTTTAACTAATAATTCTTTATATTCTAATATAGATTCTAATGATTTTATATATGATGTTAATTCATTTATTTTTTTTTCATTATACAATTTATCTATTTCTTGTAATAAACTATATATAATTATTAATTGATTATCACTCCATATATCTTTTAACTTACCTGCATATACATCTATTGTTGTATTTAATAATTCTTCATTTATATTATTATTAATTATTGTATCTATTGTATCAATGTAATAATTTAATGAATGAAGAATTATATTACTTTTTTGTGTATTTGAATATGATTCAATTAAATTTATTAATCCTTTTTTAGCATTAACTAATAAATATTTTATTTTTTCATCATTATAATCATACCATATTGTTACTTTTTGTAATGGATTATAAATATTATGCACTGATGTTCTTGAATCTTTATTTACATATCTATTTATACCTTGTAAAATACCAGGTTCATCAAATGATATTGAATTATTATTAAAACTTAATTTTGTACCCATAGGTTTATATTTTAACATACTTAATCTTACAAGAACTATTATTGGATCTAATACTTCTGATTTATTATCATCATTTGTTGATATTATATTTGTTAATTTAGAAATTAATGTATATATTCCATCCATATTTTATATATTATTAAAACATAAATTCTTTATATATGATTTTTATTTATTATAATTTTTTTTTTATTATTAATATGATTTTTATTTATTATTAATATGATTTTTATTTATTATTAATTTTATTTTTTTTATTGATTTTGATATTAAATATAAAATTATCATATAATTTATATACAAATGTATATATGAATTTAAACTTATTATACTTAAACATACTACACAATTTGGACTATTAAAACTAAATAAACCACGACAATTATTATAATATAAAATTGGAAATGTGTAATTAATTGTATAATTAATAAATATTATTGTAAAGATAATAGAAAAATCTAACATTATATTTAAAACTATAATTATATTTAAATTATTTAATATGTTATGTTTATTTATTAATATTATTTTATTATTCTTATATTATGGAAGAAAATTCCTATAAAATTGGTTGTTGTAAAAAAATGTGTAATTCTCAACAATTTGATGTACAAATTAATTCTGTATTGGAAACTTTATCTTTATCACAAGATCAAAAAAGAATAATTAGAAAAAGATTTGTTAAACTTGTCTTAAAATGTCAAGAAAAAACAAAAAGTATTAATTGGAAATATAATTCTTGTAGAGTTGTTATATCAATTGGAGCTATGTTATTACCAACAATTAATTCATTAGAAAAACCTGAGTATGATACTGAATTATTTTGGGCTAGTATAGCTACATCTTTATTTGTTTTAATTGCAAATAATTTTATTAGTATGTTTTCTTTAGATAAAAGATATATTTTATATAATACTTGTTTAGAAAGATTTAAATCAGTTGGATGGCAATTTTTAGAATTAAGTGGAATGTTTGCAAGTAAAACACATACTGAAAATTGGGTGCCTTTTTGGAATGAAATTGAACAAATTAAAAGATTACAAGTATCTAGTGAATTTGGTGATTCAAATACTGAAAAAGGACCTTCTTTTGAAGAAGAAGAAAAACATAAATATAAAGAATCACTTAAACAAAATACATTAAACGCTTTAAAAAAACAAGTTTCTAAAAATAAAAAAAATAACGTTAATGAAAATAATAATGATGGAAATAATATTGATGAAAATAATGATGTTGAAATTAATATACATTTAGATAGTGATAATGAAGAAGTTACTTATTTTGATGATGATATAATTGATGAAAAAAAAAATAAAAATAATACAAATAATAACACTGATAATAACACTGATAATAATAAAAATAACGATAATAAAAAAGACGATGATAAAAAAGAAAATGTTATATAATTATATATTAAATGTCATATAAAGAATGTTTAAAAAAAACACAATATGTAAGTGGAGATGGAATGTTAACATCAGTATGGGGACCACCTATGTGGCATTATTTACATACTATGAGTTTTAATTATCCTAATAATCCAAATGAATTTAATAAAAATTATAATAAAAAACATAATACTAAAGGTTATAAAGTACAACAACATTATATTGATTTTATATTAAATTTAAAACACACTTTACCTTGTGGTTCTTGTAGAACTAATTTAGTTAAAAATCTTAAAGATTTAGATTTTTATAAAAATAAACATATAATTACTAAAAATAGATTAAATTTTTCAAAATTTATATATAAATTACATAATACTGTTAATAAAATGTTAGGAAAACCAAAATATAAAACATATGCATATGTTAGAGATAAATATGAATCATTTAGAGCAAGATGTAATAATGCTACAAAAGTTGAAAAAGGATGTACTGAATTAGACGTTTCTTCATATAAAATTAAAAAAAGCAAATGTGTTTTAAATATTGTACCTGTTGAAAAAAAAACACAATCAATGCGTATTCATAAAGATTGTTCTATAATTTATGCTCGTAAAAAATCTAAATCTAAAAAATCAAGAAAATCTAAAAAATCAAGAAAATCTAAAAAATCACGCAAATCAAAAAAATCAAGAAAATCTAAATAAATAATTTATAATTTTATTAAACATTGTGCTAATACTGCATAATTAAATAAATCTAAATATGTATCATCTATATTTTCATCTATTACTTTGATATCTATATCTTTACTAATTAAATTATTAATACGATTAATTTTATCACACATTCTTACTATAATTCCTATTACATTATAATCTAAAAATGCATTACCATAATCTTCATTTTTTTTTTTAAAAATATTTCTACAAATTAATATTGTTTTATCATAATCTTGTAATTTTTCATATAAAAAATGTGATAATGAAATCCAACATATATTTATTAATATATTAACTACATCTTTTTCTTCTATTTCTATTTTAAATTTACTTACTTTTGAAATATTTAATAATTCTGTTTTTATTTTTTTTAATTCTGATAATGTATCTTTTTTTAATAAATTATCTTCTAATATAATTTTTGTTATTTTATCATATTCTACTAACCAATCATTAGTATTCATTATTATAAATAATATAAATAAATCAATCTTTAAATTAATATCATATTGTTTGTGTGCTTTTATCAATCATATTTTTTTTTATAATTTTTTTGCTTAATTCATTTATTAAATTATTTTTTTCATTAATTATTTTTTCATAATAATTTATATTTTTATCTTCATTCATATTTTTTTCATTATATTTAATTATACATTTATTACATACTTTTATAATATTAAAATTATTAATATAATTACTTAAACAATTTATGCAAAATAATTTACCACACATATTACAATATATTTTTTCATTTAATAAATTAAATTTTTTTTCACAATTATAACAATTTTTAATTATTGGAAATGGACTACATTGTTTCATTATATAATTTAAAAAAAAATAAATTTAAATAATTGTTTATTAATTTACATATATGTGAAATTATTATCCATTAATATCCAATTACCTGATGCTATAATAGTATCATCTCCATAAGTAAAATCATTATCTTGACCATATATAGATAATTGATTATTACCATCAACATCAAATGATGTATTTAAATCATAAGAAGTAAGTTTATTATATTCTGCTACATGTGTAAATTTAAATTCAGCTGATGTAGTTGAAAATCCACTATTACCAGCTTTTGATACTGTACTATCATATAACATAAATTGATTATTTCTATCATAATGTAAATAATATGTTTTATCTTGGTCGTCCTTAGCAGTTAAATAATAATAATCGACTTTTGATGATTTTTTAATTGTGTATTTAGAAATATCAATATCTTTGTATTTACAAGGTCCAAATTGTAATACTTTTACAACATTTTCAGTATTAACTGGTTGTATTGCACAAAAGTGAAATGTTTGATTACTATCTACAATTGAAGTATAACCAAAATCTGTAGTATCAGTTGTTGATTCATTATATTTTTGATATTTAATAGTTGAACCATCATATATAATTCTATATATTTCATTTAAAGTCCAATCTAAATTAATTGTATTTTCTGTAAATTTTACAACACCTTTTTCATATATTTCTATTTTTTTTATTGATGAATTAAAATGTATAGCATAATCTAAATCATCTTTATCAGTTATTGTCTTATTTTTAGTTAATCCATAATAACCATTATTATCTTTTAATAATTTAAATTCTAAATAACACTTATTAGTGTAAGATTCACTTGAATATACATTATTCTTTACAAAATTATTTTCTACTGGCGAATCATCACTACTATTTTTTAATGTAAATACATTATTAAATAAAGTTGTATCATTTAAATTTCCACTAAATGATATTTCATTATTATTAGTATATGTTGTTATAGTTAATTTACTTGATAGTTGTGTTGTATTATTTTCTAAATTATATTTAAAGTTTTTAGGATAATTTAAAAATGGATTATCATTTTCAATCCATAATAAATTCATAGATTGACCTCCTCTATTTAATATTAATGAAGCATCTACTATACCTTGACCATCAGGATCACATAAATTATTAATTAAAATTTCTAATGGATATGCACCTGAAATACCTTCACCATTTACACTATAAGTTTCATAATTAGGATGCAATGCTATTTTTTTAATTTGACCATTATATAATCCATTCTTTAATTCATATTGTAAATTACCACCAGAATTATTTATAGTTTGTATTTGACTTTTAAAATTTAATATTGTACATGCTTTTGTACTTGAAATTAATTTACCAGGAGTACTCTCCTCATCCGCCTGGGGTGGAGGGGGATCAAAAGTATCATGATCCCATGTATTATTAAGACTATCAGTAGAACTATGATAACTTATTATTTCAGGTACAAAATACATAGCTTCTCTAACATATAAAGCACTATTTAATGATATATTTTTTTTATTACTTGTATCTTGAATAAAATTTATTTTATTACCCATATTTGCATGTATTCCACAATGATAATATAATGTATTTGGAGCATCACTTGGTACTGTAAAAGTAACAGTTTTTACACTTGTTCCATAATTATTTCCGTTAGTAACTACTCCATTATCG